ATGTGGTGGTACTTCAGGTGACCAGTTCAAATCATAGTCATCAATATCCGCATTGATAACACTGTAATGATTTAATATTGGAACAGTAGTAAGAACTGTTGTAGAAGTGCTGTCATCATATAACTGCACATCATAACTGCCTGCTTCATATAAACATCTTGGCCCCGGTGCAACAAATTCTTGAGAATCGCTAAGGAATTGTGGAATAGCTAATGTAGTTCCGGGAACAATACCGCATGGAGTTGATTGCGTTACGAGCTGTATCTTTTGGTCACCTATTGCAAAATCACTTGGAGCTATATTAGGATTAGTAGTATATCCAATCGCTTCATAATCTCCATAGATTCGATTTACATTTTTATATAGTTGAGATAAGTAATCTTCACCTGCTGTATAAGTGAATTGAAACTTTGCCTTTTGTAAATCAACCGCACTACTTATGACAACATCTTTGCTTACATCTAATTTGCTTGTCCAATCAAGCTCATTACCTGTACCTAAATAGCTATTTTGAGGTATGATATAAATTTTGTTAGGTGTAATTCTATCCGAAATAATAGCGCAATTATGCATACGCAGTACATCTGTAACAAAATCAATCTGCCGCATATCAGGTGAACTACCACTGTAATCAATTGACTGACCAAATGATAATGAAACATTGACTAAAGAATAGGATGTTACTTTAATCTGTACTGCTGTCGGATTATTAACTACTAGTGCATATACAAAGACATTACTAGCTGCGTCAATGCCTATAGTAAATGTGGCACTTCTGCTAACTGTTGCAAATGCCTCTTGCGGAAATGTCAAGGTAGCGAGTACAGGTGTAATAATACCATCAATGACTAAGTATAAATAAACTTCACCAGGTATATCAGGTACTAATGCTGTAGGTGTTATTGAAATTGTTACATTGAAAGTGTAATAGCCATTTGATGGCGTAGTATAACCTGATGTTAGTGGATCATAATTATTGTTGTTGTCAAATAGCTCCACAGAGGCCAATAGCTTTATAGGAAATGCACCACCAATACTTTGAAATACGCTGTTTTCAGCACCAAATAATAAATCACCATATGTATCACTTCCTATCAATCGCTGTGAATTACACCATGGCATCCAATATCCTTCTAAAATATTTTGAAGCGTACCGGCAACTAGCTCAAATCCTGATTCAGTAATAATGTTATTGAACAAATACCACCAATTAAGTGCTGGTGTAAGGTCTGATGCATATAATGGAGATGCTGCATTACTTAAAGAACGTGCATTAACTTCTCCTTGCTCACTCCATAATTGACCGCGATCGCATAAAGTCCATATTCGATTAGCGCTTGGATTAGTTACATTATCATACTGAATAACTTCATCTAAGTTAGGCAGGTCTGCAATGTCTTTTAATTTCTTCTCACCGATGTTCCGCACAAGGTCAGGTGTTTCAGCATAGAAGGCTAACTCAACTTCATTGATTCGGTTAAGCTGCTTGTATATCTTGCGCACACGCAAATACCCGGTAGCGATTGGCAGCGTATCAACACGTATTTCCGCAGGCAATTTATAGTGAAAGTAATCATCTGCACCTGCTTCATTGTTTACATCAAACAAAGCACCTAGCGCAAGCTGATTATTTTCGCTGTATGGCACTCTAAACTCACGACTAAATGCACCTTGCGCTGTGAAGTTTGACAAGTCTTGAAACTTCCAATTTTGGCTAATGCTTTCGTTCTCGAAAAGGTCAATGTACTTCTGCTCTACTGAAGTTATTGTATAGGTTATAGTGCATCCATCATCCGCTGGTACTGGGCCGCTGTATAATATCGCATTATCAATTGTGATTTCGCACGTATTCGCGTCCCAACCGATAATATTTGCTATGCCATTTACATCCGCATTAGGCACACTAAGCACACCACCAACTAATGTAACTATAGATGAATCATTGCAAGGGAAAGGAGTAGATGTATTACCGCTTAAAGTAAACGTTGTTAATCCTGCAACATTAAAGGTAGATAAAGCACCACTATATGTTGCAGTATCAATGCCGCCACTTGTTACTATTAAATGTACTTCTCCGTTCATATTATGTCCAGTATTGATTAGCGATGCGCATCTTGAGTGTTAGGTTGTATAGCTTACCATCACGAGTTTGCTTTTCAGTGTAGCTTGTATCGTCTAAGTTAACAGGTATGGCAGCAGGGTTGCCGCCTTCAGTTTTTAACCAAGTGACTTGATTACTCACAAGCAAGGAGCGAAGGAATAAGAATTCGCCTTCACTGATATAATCGCTTGTGATGGTTACCACTTGCTGCACTAAGTTTCTACGTTCTTGCAATCCACGATCATTCGCACTGAAAATTCCTACCGTACCATCAAACAATACCTTGCGATATTTCTTGCGCTCGATTTCATCGGTCGTTTCACTCTTCTTTATGAAGTTAAAGTAGTCCCATCCACCGCGTGAATTAACCCAACCTAAGCGCACGTTATCATAACGGCAATCCTTTTGACCATACACAGCTGCGTTGTAGAAAGTATATGTCTCACTCTTAGCTGTTGCACCATTGTAAATGGTAACAATATAGAATCTCCAATTAGCAAACAGCGAAGGCTTGACTGTTAACCCTGTCCACGCATTAAGGTTAGCCGGATAAACAGGCAGTGCTTCAATATCGTAACCGCTAAGTGAAATAGTCTGCGATGTAGGAGCACCTGTGCTTGAGAATATTTGAATTTTAAAACTATCGACTGCGTTATTACTTAAGTAAGCACTGTTGCCCGGTATGGATAGTAGGCCGTAGTCACTTTCGAATACAGGTATCCATAGCTTAGCAGATGCAGCACTCCATGTAGATGCTAGGTAGTTATCATTCATGTATTCAAACCTATCACTCATCGCGTATGATGAAGTAGATGTGAGCGATTGCTTCACCTTTTGTGCACCTGTTTCCACATTTGGCTTGTAGCCATTTATCACTTGAAAGTAGCCATTGATTGCAAGCATTTCCTCTGTAGATACCTCACTGCCTTCTGCTTCGGTTAAGATACCACCTACTATCCACCACTCAGTTAGTGCTACTGATACGGTCTTTTTGCTTTCATCATCTTGAGTATTATCTGTGCTAAAGTGATAATTGAGCGGCTCATAGTTGCGCATGTCATCAAGCAAAGGCGCGATGTCAAAGTATAACCTACCATCAGGTGCAGCAGATACATAGAAGTTGTACACCTTCGCATCGATGGTAACCTCTACACCATACTTGAAACCTGTTTGTGCAGTCTCATCACTTGATGCAACTACCATTAGCTTTTGACCACGCAGTGCCCAATTATACGGCTGGTCTTCTATAGTTATAGCCATCTATTTTTTTCTTGTTCGTTTGTTCAACAATAATCTCGTTTCAATATCTTTAGCATACATAGCCATCAAAGGTGCTTTGTAATCTTCCCAAGTATCATTGATAGCATCACGATAATAGTGTATGCCTTCAATACCATTTTCGCCTATGCTCTTTGCAATCGCGTATGCTGCGCTTTTGATATTGCTCTCTGTTGCTTTGATAAATTCGCCTTGTCTGTTGCGCAGCTTTAGTGGCTTTAACTTAATCCACTTTTCAATCTCACTAGGTGGTGGCATTCTTGCACCGGGCTTTCTGCCCCACTCAATCACATCCGCGTATTGCCCGGCCTGTTCATTGTCAACTGTGAAGTCTAGCGTAGGCTTGCGATATCGGATGCGTAGCTTGTACACAAGTGAGTTGACCAAATGACCTGAAGCTACCCGCTTAACCTTTTTGCCACGCACAGTTCTTTGAATGCGCAGATTAGACTTCGCACGTTCGACAACTGTTGCCGCATACTCATTCAATAACGCTTCGAATTCGCTCATTGAATACCAAGCAGCTTTTTAATTTCAAGTATCTCAGCAGGTGTAGCATCTAATACAGCCTTCAGTGCTGCACCTTGTTGCACTATTGGGTTTTCATACACCATGTACTTAGACAATATCAAATCATTTGCATCGAATTCGGTAACAATCCACGAATCAGTACCATCACCTTGCAATTTATATTCGTATTCTTTTCTCATATTATGATCGTTCAAAGTATAAAAACACAGCTACACTTGCTGCTGTTGGATTCGTTGCCCACACTGGTGTAGTCCACTTAATAGCAGCTGTATCATTTGCAGCAATGGCTTGATTTAATCCTGTTACTGCATACACATTGGTCACTGTTGGCGTACCTCCGAACGTAACTGCGTTTGATAGCAGTACATCTGTTGTGTTATTCAATCGGAAATTGATAGTTGATGCTTCATTACTTGCTGTTGTAGCCGGGTTATTTTGAGCAGTAATAGATGCACCAACTAACTTACATGCAAATGGGAATATAGTGCGGAATACTGTGGCACTTGTACTCAATGTGAACGCAGCATCGTGAAAATAGTAGTTTGTATTATCCGCAGGTGAGACGTTAATCAAGGCCATACGAATAACGAATGTATCGCGATTCAATAATGTGAAGTCGGATGCACTAAGAAAGCCCGGTTGTGCTGCACTTGCCTTTTGACCATTCGTGTAGTCAAGTGAAATCACACCACTTGCGCTGTTGAAGTCGGATGCTGTAAATGTGGCCGCTCCTTTTGTTGTTCCATCTGCAACAGCATCTGCTATCGATAGCGTTCTGTTAGCTGTCAAATCACCACCACCGCTCAAAGGTGAAGTAGTGCTAATGGTGCGTGCGTTAGTTACAGGTGTATAACCAAGTATTGTTGGAATCGAAGCAGGTTTCCAAAGATTCACTGCAGTATCGCGATACAGAATATCATTGTTAACCGCACCGCTAGACTGCACATCATGCAGCTCGTTCATCTCATAGCCATTCTGCACACGCACGTACATGCGACCATTATTACCTGGACTTGCTGTTGTTACTATACCTAAATATACTAGGTGATTTGGTGCTGCAGGTTTAACGTTAGTAATAGTACCTGCTGTTGCACCTAAATAAACAGGATCACCATCGGCAAAAGTGGATGTTGGCAATGTGCTAAGATTGTCAAGCTGCCCGGCTACTATGATAATACCCTTTTGATTTGGTGCTATCGAGGTTGATACTACCATACCAACTGTCTGTGCACTCGTTGCATCGCTAGTGTTGTACGCAAGCTTCACTGTCAATCGGTCGCCTGTACCACCAAAGGCATAAACAGGTTGTCCTTTTGTGATGGTAGTAGATGCTTCAGCATTTGTTACATAGGCAAACAAGCTATTTGGTGAAGTACCTATGCATTGAAATACTGCAAGTGTGCTGTTGTATATGCAAAGCATTTCAGCACCATCCCAAATATCGCCACCGATTAACGCTCCATCATTGTTGCGATAAAGCGGAATAGCACCGAGTGCATTGATGTTAAGTGTGCATCCTGTTGTGTTGCCATTCGAGAAGCGCACCAAGTAAGCATCGCCATCCGCGTATGATGCAACACCACTAATTGTTACAGCATAGGTATCTGTGCCGGATGCTGTGCCATGTTTAATGCCACCGCTTGGGAGTGTTTGTAACGCACCTGTACCATCAATGTACTCTGATGAAGTACCTGTAGCCGTTACTGCTAAAGTTCCCGATGTGGTAACTGGTGAACCTGTAACGCTGAATGCAGCAGGCATTGATAAGCCTACTGATGTAACCGAACCTCCCGCCGCGGGTGTAACGGCTTTCCATTTGCTTGAAGTGGAATCATACGTTAATACTTGTCCGTTGCTCGGAGTCGTAAGAGATACATCGGTTAACTTATCAAGCGAAAGTCCATTGATTACAACCCACGCTGTACCATCGTATTCTATTAATTGCCCTTTTTGAGTTCCTTTTATTAGGTCGTTTAAAGTAGCAGGTATATCGGGAAACGTTTTGAGTGCTCCTGTGCCGTCGATATATTGTAGGGCAGTTCCGTTAGCAGTAATTGAAAACGTACCACTTGTTGTTATAGGTGAACCGCTAACACTTAACGCAGCATTAGCAGGTGAAGGCAATGATAATGCTACACTAGTAACGCTCCCACCACCACCACCACCGCCTGTTGAATTGATGGTAACGCTGCCATCTCCATTGTCAACTATTGTGATGTTCGTACCATTGACTAAGTTGAGCAGCGATTGAACTTGATTGTTGACGCTATTCGTTTGCAGCAATATGCCAAAGCCTTCACCACTACCACCTGTACTTTCTCCACCTGTTGACCATATCGCAGGTATATCACACGCACTCCAGTCCCATGGAACTTCAAGTTTAATCGTGAAGGCAACACCTGTTACTGTGTTCTTTTGCTCTTCCATGAAAGGCTCGAACACTGGGTTATTAACAAGCTGAACATTGAATCCGAATAGCTGCAAGCCATTGCGTATTTCAGCTATCAAGTCTTGCCCTAACCTAACACAATCGCTTATCACTTCGCGTTGATATTCGGTCTTTACTTCCTTATCGCGTGGTATATCTGCGAAGATGATGTGAAAACCGAACTGCATTCCACCTTGCACAGGCTCGATAGTATCAGGTGTAACGTGCATGAATGGATATTCATCGTCCTGCATTTGGTCAGCCATATCAATTTGACCATGCGTGAACCGCTTAATCAAAAAGTGCCCGGCAGCAAATGCTTCAAGGCGATTTATCAGGACGTTATAGCTATAGTTGTAACTCATCAATGTTGTCGTTTTCTCATTTCTACCTTTTGCACATAGACGTAGTCTGCTAGATACGTTAGGTGCGTGAATACTTCATATACTCCGCGTTCGGTTACAGCATCAAACTTTGTTATGTCACGATCTGCAAGCGACTCAATAATATGAAACCAACCGTAAACAGCTAGGCCGTCTGGGGTTGCTCCTCCGTCATCTCCTTCACTATCTCCGTTATCTCCTTTGCCAAATAGTCGAGGGAACTGCTGTATAGTTCGATTTCTAAACTCGAAAAAAAAACCAACGTGTTAAGCACATGGTCAAGCGTTAGCTGCTTCAAGTCTTCCTCGTACTTGCGCTTTGCGTTAGTGTTGTACTTGTCGATGTCGTAATACTTCCCGAACTTGGCTTTAATAGGGCGATATAGAATGCACATCATTTTGTGCGCAGCTTCACCGTTAATCTTCCCTTCCTTGTATAAGTTGGTGCATGCGCTGTCTAAGTCCACATATTCACCAAAGGTCATTTCAGTTAGGTTAGGAATGAAGCCATATTCGGTTGCACCAATTCGCACCTTGCGCTCGAAGTTGTCGCTGCCCAATTTTATCGCAGCATCAAAGCGCATAATGATTTCATCAATCACTTGCGTTTGAAATTGCCTTATGCTTTCGCTGCTCTTGCCTGTGATGATATGCACCTGCTCAATCTTATCGACTGCATTTTGATAGTCGATGTATTTCCCAAGTGTTACACCTGTGGCATTAGCTGCTATTTGAACTTTAACTTTCATTGCCTCTGTTATTATTGTAGTTTTTGGTTTCTTTTTGTTACAGATCTGAATGCACCTGGATAACTACTGGTGCTTTTTCATCACCAGCGTGTGTTACTCTAGCTTGTTTTGGTTTGAAGTATTCGAGCAGCGCTGTGTAGTGCTTGATGTATTCTTCATCTTCCATCTCGTTCATAATGCGCATACACTTGGCTGCACCCTGCTGGGTAAACCATTCGCCTAATTCATTCCACATTTTGGTCTTTTCGCTAACCGCTCCTTTTGGTTTTAAGCCGCCATGACCAGGTAGTAAGTGGCCCTTTTCGTTTCTGCTTTTTTCCATATGATTCGATAAAATATTGTTTATCTTTGTTTCGTACTTGTTTTTATCATACGAAGAAGCACCCCACAAATGATAGTATCGTTTGTTCGACACCACATCAAAAGTGTGGTGTTTCTTTTTACTTCTGTTCGTATTGCACTATGCATACCGCAATGCGTTGCTGTGCATCCGGGTATTCTTCTTTGGTCTTTGCATCACTCATGCAGCGTGCTATGAATGCGCTCTTTGATTCGTCTGTTGTTGGTGTTGGTAATGGCATATGTTTATTTTGTTTCGAGTTTACCTAGTTGTCTTCTAAATTCGTTAATCAAGTCACGTATGCACGATGCACACTGCGAAGGTTGTTGGTGCTTCTTAGTCACTTTGCTGAACCAATGATACAACAGTTGTACATCTTCCATTTCAAGCTT